TTCCAATGCGTTTCTGCATAATTGTAGTAGCATTCATCGTTTTGGCATAAGATCCGAAAATATATTTAATGATGTTTAGCAATACCGATTTACCATTACGTCCATTTCCGTACAGGATAAACATTACTTGTTCGCTATTTGATCCTGTCAGAGAGTAACCTATTATCTTTTGAATAAAGTGGATGAGTTCTTGGTCGTTTTGAAAAGTCTGATTTAAGAACTTAATCCATAAAGGACAATCTACATTTTCAGAAAAATCTACGCCTGTTTCTTGAGTAAACATTTTATTGTATTTGTGGTTGTTAAGTGTACCATTAGTTAAGTCAATATAACCAGATGGTGTGTTCAATAGCATGTGTTCTTGATCCCATTGGTTGTGAAGTACAGGAACTAAGTGCTTTATCTCGTTAACCATGTTTACTTTGCTAGATCTTGATCTTTCACGCTTTTCAAATTTCTTCCAAGCTTTCTTATAGTCGTCTTCGTCAACACCCTCAGGTATTACATGTTTTTCATTTTTAAGATTATTGATTACTTTGTCTGCTGCCTTTTCAATCAATCCTTGATTATCTTGTTTCCAATACGAACCATTGTAGACATACCAAGTCTTATCAACCATCGAATATAAGAAGCTATGTGGAAACATATCCAAAAATCTCTGAGCCATACCCATATCATCCCAAGAACGAGGCGGTGTTTCTTTTTGGCTTGACTCTTGATTAAATCCGTAAACGTTTAGTGCCTCATCATCTTTAGTTGAAAATGTATTAACTGTATCGTTGATTGCTTTGTTTAACGTAGCAATGCCATATGTAGTTGCTCCTCTTTTCTCATCCCATTTAGCACGCATCAAACTTGAATTACGGAAGATAGTATCCATTTTTTGGAAATTCTTACCAGTCCAGAATGCTAAGTCGTTTGCGAAAGCTAAATCAGCCTCTGATTGAGATGTATAGAACTTTTCCCAACCACCAGACATGAAGAGCTTATCTCGTTGACCACGACTTGATGAAAGCATTCTATTGATAATTTCGCTAATTGAAAGATCATTAATGGGCTTATCTTGGTAATTAGATATATCGATAACCTTATCTTTACCAAACAAGAATTCATAAAGATGTTTCATATCTGAATTATCAAGAGATTGAATTTGGCTTGATCCGATAGTATTGCCAGTCAAAGCGAAGAAACGACCAGCTTCATACATCTCATAATTGCCTTTTCTTCTGTGCTTACCTGGAATTTTTCCCTTAAAAACAGCATGAATTCCTTTTTCTGATTGGCTGACCTCCATGTACGTCTTCTTAGTCAATTTTCTAAATGTTTCGACCAATGTTTCAGGTGCTCCCACTAAGAAGTCTTGTAAGTCGTTTCCAATATTATCCACATCAAGCCCTACATAACCATTTGCAAAGTAGAATGCTAAACCATCTGCTCTCTCAATCTTATCTAGAGCACGAAGAGCTGTATTGAAGTCTGACCATGTACTCGGATCATTGGATTTACCAGCCGATCCATCATAAGGATTGATAGGAATCTTAGTATTCTTCTTACGAGCTGGAACATACTTAAGTTCAAATAATCCCCACTGCTTTAGATTGCGCAGTTCTTGTGGGATTGTTTCGTAATTAAATTTAGGCATTTAATCACCTCGATCCAATAGATACCAAAGTATCAGCATTACTTTTATCATTCATAATCTCCTAAAATGGTAAATCTTCATCTGAGATTTCATCTGAATTGTTAGTTTCCTTAAATGGATCTTCTGCTTGGGCATTCTGTAGTGGGTAATCTGTTTTTCTAAAACTATTAGCCCACACTTGATTTCTTTCTTCACTCTTGCCCTTATATTCAGATTTATCGATAGTGACTTTTACTTTAACAGCTTTGCCGATTAATTTGTCGCTCCAATCATCCCAATCTGCTACTGGAGTATTTTCGGGATATCCTGCAGCCTTCATAATGAAGTTCAAATCTGATGGATCGTACTTGTTTGTTTTCTTTCTTTTCCAAATATTCATAAATACCATGCGGTTATGTTGCTTACCGTTTGTATTAGGTAATGCTTTGTCTAAGTCTTTTCTTATTCTCAAATTCATTGAGATGTATTCTGTACCACCTGGTGTTGCATCTGGGTGTGTATCTTCAATAATTACTTCATATACACCTTCTGGTACTGGTTTATTGTCGTTATTTTCTAAGTTCTTATAATTTGTTGTGAATAATGTCATTTTTTATTTCTCCTTATCTTCTTTGTAATAAATCTTTAAATATGGTTTGTAGTTCTTAACGAAGCCATGTTTCTTAATTACTTCATGATTTTTAATAAAGGTATCAATCTCTGTATGTTCGCTTAATAGAAATACTTTGTTTTTAATCATCTAATTAATCCTTTCGCTTTGGCATGATAGTAAGCCCAGCCTGGTTTATATCCTCTAGCTTTACCGTATTCTGAGTATTGTTTGAAAGTGGTAAAGGTACTAGGATCTCGAAGTAATAACTCCTGTTCTTTCTTTTTACGCTCTCGCATTTCTTTTGCATCAAGATTGATCTTTTCAAGCTCGGCTCTCTTGTCTTCTGCTAATTTTCTAAATTCAGCTTCAAAACTATAACCGCATAGTGGGCATTTATGATAACTAGCCATGATTACTCCAAAACATTTGGGACAAGTTTTAATGGCTATTCCATCACTTCCACCCTCTCTTTGTGGGTGTTTAGCACGATCTTCTAGCGTCCACACTCTATCCATATCTGGCAAGCCAAATCGGGTATAGTTAGCCACTTGGTCGATTATTATTGCTTGCTTATCTGGCTGATATCTCATACATCTCATAGATTGTTGAATGAATAAAGATAAAGATTGCGTAGGCCGTAACATTATTACTGTTTCACAATCTGGGACATCTACTCCTTCACCATATAGTTCAGCATTTACAAGGATTTTTATTTTTCCATCTCTAAAATCTTGCATTGCTTTATCTCTATCCTCTTTTTTGGTTTTTCCGTCTACTTCTTTTGCTGGGATGTTATTCTTGCTAAATTCTCTTGCAATTTGTTGGCAAGAATGAACACTATATGAATAGATAATTGCCTTGGTGTTATTAGCGAACTTATGGTAACTTTGTATAACATCTCCATATACAATATTTTTACCCGCATTTTCTATAGACTTGTGTGTATAGTCTCCAGTTGATGATTTTTTCAGCTTAGTTTGATCTATTAGATTTACGGAGTAATAGGTATATGGCGCTAAATAATGATTTTCTATAAGCCATGATATTTTTGGTCCTAGTACTAAATCATCGTAGATATCTTTAAAACCTTTTCCTGATAATCTAACTGGGGTGGCTGTAAATCCTAAAACGTGTGCATTCTTAAAATGATTAAAAATCTTCTTATACGTTTTTGCCAAGCTATGATGAGCTTCATCTACCAATATATAATTAGGGGTCATAAGCTTTTCTAATCTTCTCGATGCCGTTTGTACCATATAAATTTCGCACAAATTCATATTTACTCCCCATGAAGAAAAAGTATTTTTTATTTGTTTTACTAATTCTCTTCGATGAACAACAAATAGTACTCTTTCACCATTACTGGTAATTCTTTTTGCTAATTCGGCCATTGTTATAGACTTTCCAGAGCCAGCTGGCGATTGAATTAAGACGTTTTTGTGCCCGTGCTTAAGAGATAATCGTAAATCATCAATTAACTTTTTCTGATAACTTCTAATTGGCATGTCCATAGTTCCCTTTTCTAGTAGGGATATCTATCACTTTCATTTATCTTGCACCTCAAAAAAATCTTCCACTTTACAGCCTTTACGGCCATCTAAACGATTTTTAGCATAGGTATCTATACTTCCTTGCATAATCAAGCCACGCTCTCCCGTCTGTGGTTTTTGAACCATACGGGCTACTACATCACAGTTGCCTAAGATGTAATCTCTAGGATTAGGTCTAATATCTGGTCCGTATTGCATAAATTCTTGACCGCTTGGATCAGTTACCTTATTTTGTGCTTCCCATGCGGTAACTAAAATATTGATATTCCAGCTAAAGCATTTAGCAATAAATCTAGTGATAAGCGTGGTCCATTCGTTATAGTCAGACATCTTATTATCTAAACCTGTTCTGGTCTCTCTAGCTTTTTCAATAAAGAATAGCTTTTGCAAATTGCTAATATTATCAATAATCAAGTTATCGTACTTGTCTGGTTTAAAAGCTTTTACAAAGTCTGCTAGGTCTTCAATTGGATTTTCTGGGTCAATAGTCCAGATATCGTCTTTGCCTTTCCAGAAGTCGATTCTGTGGAAGCTATCATCAAGACTAAGGAGATAAGTTTTACCTTTTAAGTATTTACTTAAAGTAGTTTTACCTACACCAGCAATTCCGTATGCTAACCAACGATACTTTGTACCTTTATCTTCGTCCCAGTTAAATGCTGGCATTGCTAAACTCCTGTTCCATTGCTATATCACGTACTTTATAAATTGCTTCATCATAAATTCCTTTAGTAATGACGGTAAAGTATTCTTCAGGCTTGCCATTATAGCTGTCTGGATAGTCTGGGCGTTTACTTTTAAGCCATCTTTCGGCTTTCTTGCCGTTGCCTTGTTTAAGAGCTTCGTCAACTAAGCGGTTCGTCCAAGCCTTAATGTCTTCTTTAACCTCGTATTGCCACTTTTTAAAGGTATCATTAAATTCATCATTCATTGCTTAAGTCCTCCATGTGATAGCTTTCTTCCAGAACCGTATGAAGATATCCACGTGGGTCCCCTTCATCAATTTCGTTATGTAATTCAGTTATGTAATCAAATTCTGTTGAATCAATTTCGTGTGTAAATTTTTCAAAACCAATCATACGTATGCGATAATTTAGAAACTCACTAATAGTGTGGAAGTCTGATCCCATCTCATATCCAATGATGTAGGCATTATTGTCACACCACACTACTAATGAATCTGTTCCTTTATAGAGGTTAATTCGCTTTTGAGCATCTTCATAATAGATGGTTTCTAGTAATTCTTTACCTGTTTTAACTTCCACGGTGCACACTTCTCTCTATATTTGTAGTAGGCATTGCTGCATAATAGTTTTGCTTCATTGCTTTCTTTCAAAGGATTGGTATGCTTGATTCCTTGCAATAATTCAGTTATGCGTTTCATTTATTCTCCTTTAAATGTTCGGGAATACTGCGGTAAACATCGTAAATACAATTGCTACCAATGCTGTACATGCAGTACTCAAAGTTAAAATTTCTGTTTCACGTACTGTGAAATCAGTACCCATGAATTCGTTAATCTTGCTGTTAATCCATTTACTCATCATTTACTCCAAACATCTCGTTATATACGTGTTGTGATTGCCAATCTAAAAACTCTTCAAATCGGTCTTCTTTTACATGACACTTTCTCATACTCTCTAAAACGATTGCGTCTTTATATGGTGAAATTAAACATGCTTCACGTCTTCTTCTCCATGTTGTAGGTTTCCAATGATATTTCTTTTGTACTTCCTTAGGTGTTAAAACCTTAGTCATGGCAATCATCTTCTTTAAACATGTCATCGAAAATCTTGTCTAACTTTTTCTGTTCTTCTTTAGATAAGGGTTTATACCTTACTGGCATTACATATTTCTTTTCCATAATTTTTCCTAGATCTTAAGATCTTTAATTACCTTCAAAACAAATTGATTACTCTTAGGGCTTGTATTTCTGCCTGAAAGATAATCAGTAACATCTTGACGAGCTAAGCCATAGGCTTTAGCTAAATCAGCAATACTGATTGATCTCTCTTTAAGATACTTTTTAATTAATTCTTGTCCCGGCATTGTTGATGGCATTCTATTCACCTCGTTTTCTGTTAAACTGAAATCATCTGATAATAAGGAGATGATTTTATGGATAACGTTGACAAATTAGTTCAAGCAATCAAATTGCATATTTCTTCTAAACGTCCAACTACTACATATGAAGTTAGAGAAATATTGCTTGATTCTAAATTAGATCCTGAATCATTTGGTAAAGCACTTAATTCACTAGAAAAATCAGGATACATTTCAATCGAATATGGAAGCAATAATATTAGTGGATTGAACATTAACGAAAATTTTCCAAAGTGATTACTTAGAAGCCTTATCGGCTTCTTTTTTTAGATTTTCAATCATATCTGCCGACCATCTCTCTAGTTGACTGTCTGTAATCTTCTCTGGTTTTACAGTTGATATTTTCCAATCTGTTGCAATTAAATCATTAAGTTGTGGTTCCCAACCTGGAACTACAAATGATCCGTTTTCTCTGCAAATTATTGTTCTTCCTACTCCATTTGTTGGATAAAAGTAAGAATTCGGCATTGATTTACGTGTAATACATAGTCCATCTTTTTTAGCTTGTAGTATTGCATCCCTGATATTCATCTATGCTTACCTTCAATCATCAAGATAAATCTCACTCATACCGAGTAAGTCACATACATTAGCCAACAACTCATAATTCGATTCTTGAAGATCTTTTAACTTGAATTTTCTTTCATCAATCTTCACTCCTGAATCAATGACTGTTGAGACCTTGCCAAATGTTGTATTAGGGCTATTCAAAGTGACTAATTCTTTGAGTGCATCTTTAACATTTTCGTAGTTCATAATTACTTCTCCACTTCTTTCTTAACTGCTTTTATCCCTTCATCGGTATAAAGCCATTGCGGAACTTCTTTATCTGAATATTTAGACTTGCTATTAGCCCAGCGACCGTACTTGTTTTG